CCGCGAGCGGGCCGAGCTGGAGGGCCGCATCGGCGGCTTGAAGAGCGCCATCGCCCACTACGCGGCGGCGATCAAGGTCTGGGCCCCCCGCCCCCTCCCCTTCGAAAAGAGGGTTTGACAGGTCCCCCGGCCTGTCCCATATTTGGGACATCGAATAGGAGATAGCATCATGGCACAGCAATCACAGCGCGGCGGCGGCACTTGGGCCCGATACATGTCGCGAGACGCCTTCCGCTACGGGTGGCAGTCCGCCGAGTGCGGCGAGCCCTTTACCGACGACGTCGCCCGCAAGGTATGGAACCACCCCACGGCGAGCGACAGCCTGCAGCGCGAGTACGAGGCGGGGCGCCTGATGGCGCTGGAGACGCGCATGCCGCTCCCGCCGAAGGCGGCGCGCATGACCAAGGTCATCACCGCCACCGTGGCGGCCGCCCCCGCGATGCGCAAGCAATTCATGACCGAACAGCTGCTGGCCCGCGAGGAGGCCAAGCGCGCCGCCGCCCTGCGCCTGAAGGTCATCCACTACGAACGCCGGCTGAAGGCCGCGTAAGGGAGACAGGAACATGGCAAGCTTATGGACATCTTTGAAATGGGCGAGGAGATCGCCGCCCAACACCGGGCGCAGGCGGCGCGCGACGACGCCGACCCCGCGTATCAGGCGGCGCTGAAGGCCAAGCGGGAGCGCGAGGAAGCCGCCCGTGGCCGCACGATTTTGACCGAGGAAGAGGCCGCCGCCGAATGGGCCGCCCTTGAGGAAGAGGACGAAAACGACGCTTGACGGCGGCCCCCGAATGGCCCATACTTAGGACATTGAATAGGAGATACATCAGATGACAACCACCCACACCATCGACGCATTCTGCCCCTTCGGCCGCGACGGTTTCGACGTCGAAATCACCTACACCTACACCCCCGGCGCGCCCGCTACCCGCATCGACCCGGCGGACCCCGCGGAAACCGACTTCGTGTCGGCCAAGGCGAGCGTCCCGCTCGACCCGTCGCTGCAGAAGCTGCTCGACGACTGGGCGGCGGACTGGGTCGGCGACGAGGGCTTTTCCGCCTGCTGCCAGCAGGCAGACTACGACAATGACGGAGAATAACATGGGATATTTTGACGAACTCTGGGCGGCAGCGCAGGCTGCCGCCACCAAGGCGGGCACCGAATGCAAGCCGGTGCCGATGCTGGTGCAGCAGATCAATCCGTTCTCAGGGGCCGTGGTGAAGACCTACGATCCCGTGATGGACGGGGCCTGCGGCTTCGCGTGGGTCAACATCCGCCCCGCCAACGGCCCGTTCGCGCGTTGGCTCAAGCAGCAGAACGTCGGCCGCAAATCCCACCACGGCGGCTGGGACGTCAGCATCCACGCCTTCGACCAGAGCCACGCCCGCAAGGCCGCCGCCGCGCACGCCATGGCCGCCGTCCTGCGCGCGGCGGACATCAAGGCATACTCTTACGACAGGCTCGACTGATGCCGCGCAGTAGCGTTCCGCGGCCGGGGCCGCCCCGTCGCCTCGCCCGCGCGGCCTACCTGCTGTACGGGCCCCATCACATCGAGAGTACGGCGCGCCTGATCGGCGTCGACCGCCGCACCGTCTACAGATGGCGCAACGGCCTCTCGCCGGTGCCAGACTACGTCGAGAAAGCCATGGTCGTCGCACTGCTCAAGCGTTGGAAAGACATAGAGGAGTTTCTGAAATGACTGGCAGCTTTAGGAGGATCACCATCCTCCTCATCGCCGTAGGTTTCGTGCTGCTCACTTACGGCATTGCGAGAGCTGACTGGCAGGTGCACGAGTGGGACGGCCAGCAGTGGGTTGCCGCCGTCACGCCCAAGGGCCGCACGGTGGCGGTCAACATCGAGAAGACGGCGTGCGAACTTGACCTCGCAAGCCTTGCGATGGTCAAGCCGGCGGGGGCTCGACTGCGGTGCTCGAAGGTAAAATAGCGATACGCGGAGATAGCATAATGGTAATGCGCGCGCGGACCACCCGCGAGAAGACGGTTCGATCCCGATCTCTCCGCTCCACCGATCTCTTTGTAGCGTCTTGCGAACTGGAAGACGTCAAGGCGTTCATCGAGGCCCGCCACTACTCTCACTCAGTCTTCGGCGTCACGGCGTCGCGGTGCTTCAGCGTCATGTATCAGGGTGAGTTGGCCGGGGGCGCTATCTTCGGTCTGCCTGCGGGCGTCGGCGTAGCCGCAAAATACGCCGACGGCGGGAACCTGCTGGAGTTGCGCCGCTTCGTGCTGCATGACAACGCGCCACGCAACAGCGAGAGCCGCGCACTTGGCGTCATGTTTCGCGCGCTGCGCCGTGAGGGATACACGCGGATTTTGAGCTACGCCGACCCGATGCACGGGCATTCAGGCGTCATCTACAAAGCCACTGGCTTCGAGTATCGAGGACGTACGGCCGCCCGCAAACACATCATGTGGAAGAATAAAAAATACCCTGATCGTAACGTGCATCAGGTCAATTTCCCTTATCACCTCGAACTTCGCGCGGCGCTCGCGGCAGGCGAAGCCACACAGGTCCGCATCGAGCCAAAGCACATATACGTCAAGAAGCTGTAGCGAACACCGCGTCCTGCACCTCGGCCTTGAACGTCAGGCGCGGGAAGACAGTCTCCTCCTCCACCGTGTCGACGGCGACGGTCGCGTAGCTGACCGTCTCCGGGGCCGTCTGGCCCTCGCGGGCCAGCCGCATGATCGTCTGGTCAAAATGGTCGAGCGACCACGGCAGCGAACACCAGCAGACCACATGCCCGCCGAATTGAAGATTAAGCCCGTGGCTGAATGCCGCCGGATGCGCGATCAGCACGCGCAGCCGCCTTGCGTTCCAATCCTCGACGGCCCCCGCCGCGACCTTGCGCGTCGTGCCGTTGCCCAGCACCGGCGCATCGGGATAGCGCAGCCGCAGCTCGTCGAGCTGCTCGCGGTAGTCGTAGACCAGCAGGACGGGCGACGTCTGCACGTCCACGACATCGCAGATCGCGTTGACGCGAAACATGTCGAGGCGCTTGCCCTCGCCCGTCTCGTCGTAGACGAAGCCGGCGCAGACCTGCCGCATCTTGTTGACAACTTGCGCGCGGCCGCCGGGCATCATCAGCTCGCCCTCGACATCGGCCACGCTCGCCTTGTCCAGCTCGCCGTAGATGCGCCGGATGCTGTCGGGCAGCGTCACCGGCACCTTGACGTGGCGCACGGGCGGCGGCGCCCAATTTTCCGGCGACAGGATGAACGTCATGTCGGCGATGGCGGCCAGCGACTTCTCCAGCGTCCCCTTGCGCGCCTTCCAGACGTTCTCGCTCTGCTCCCGCATGTTGGCCGCGCGCCACTGGACCCAGTCGCGCCCGAGGCGGCGGCCCCTGTCGATGATGCGCGTCTGGGCGAACAAATCTTCCGGCCCGTTGGGAACCGGCGAGCCGGTCAACCCGATGCGCGTCTGCATGTGGTCGGTGTGTTTCAATACCGGCCGCCACTTCGCGCTCGTCGGCCCCTTGAATTTCGACAACTCGTCGACCACGAAGCAGTCGAACGCCTTGCTGTGCTTGGTCAGGAAATCGACAAGGTTCTCGTGATTGACGACGACGATATCAGCCCCCCTGACGGCCTCGTCGCGCTCCTTCGGCGTCCCGGTCGCGATGGCGATGCGAAGATGCTGCAAGTGATCCCACTTCGCGCCTTCCTGCTGCCACACCAGTTCGGCAACACGCAGGGGAGCCGTCACCAGCACACGGCGTACCACGCCGTCGCGCAGCATCTCACTGAGTGCCGTCAACGTCACGACAGTTTTTCCGGCACCCGGACGAGCGAAAATCATGCACTCGTTGCGTTCGTAGATGTGTGTGATTGCCTGCTCTTGTACAGGCCGCAGATCAGGCATCACGGCTACCAAGGATGCGCTCGACTTCAGCCTTTACGACTCGAAGCGCGGCATCAATATCAATTTCAGGATCGAACTTGGGGTCGTCGAGGGTGTCGCAAATCAAGCGCGCGGCGACGCCGATAAAACATTCGAGAGGCACACCGCCTTGCGCCGCGCACACGTTACTAAAAACGCGGTGCAGAAATTCAGTTTCGTTTTCGTAGAGGTCGACAGGTCCACAGCGCAGAGTCACGGGCAAATCCTTTCAAAATCCGATGCGGTGTCGATGACGTGTACCTCGAAGCCTAACCCACGCAGTCTCGAATGCCAAGCCGCCTGCAACGGCGTCGGCTTTTTGCCGGGTGCCTTGAATTCGATGAAGACTGCACGGCCTTCAGTAGACAACATGAGACGGTCTGGGACACCCGGATACCCCGGCACTACGAGTTTCCAGAAGAGGTGTCCGCGCGCTTTAGCGATCTTGCGGCACCGCGCCTCTATGTGTTTTTCCATTTCTTAAAATACCATGATTGACATTTTCGCGCGACCGTCGGTAATGTGCGACTAACAAACAGGAGACAGTATGCAGCATGCACCCTTCGGGAGTTCGACCGCCGAGCGCGTAATGAACTGCCCCGGCTCAGTTGCCCTCAACGCCAAGTCACCAGAACAGCCAGCCAGCGAGTACGCAGCCAAAGGCAGCGCGCAGCATGCGTTGATCGAGCATCTGCTGCTGGACGGGGGCGAGCCTGCCGAATTTATCGGCGCGGTATTTGCCGGCGTGGAAATCGACGAGAGCATGGCCGACGACGTTGCCATCGCGCTGCGCGCGGCAGAAGAAATGCTGGAGGAGTACAACGGCGAGCAGCTCGTCGAGCAGCGGCTGGTGATCGTGCCCGACGCGATATTCGGCACCGGAGATGTTATTGCCACGACGCGCGACGGCGCGCGGGCCTTGATTGCCGACCACAAGTTTGGCTACGTCGGCGTTGACGCGAGCAGTCCGCAGTTGAAGTTTCTTGCGGCGGCATTTCTGGTCGATCCGGCCACGGCAGATATCAGCAAGGACGTCGAGGAGTTTGAGCTGGCTATCATCCAGCCCGCGTTCGAGCCCGCAGTCACCAAGACCACGGCGACGCGCGCCGAAATCGAAGTATTCCTGCGCAGCATCAGGCTGGCGCATACGGCGGCCAAGGCGCCCGGAGCGGAAACGCGGATGGGCGACTGGTGCAAGTGGTGCCGCGCCAAGGCGATCTGCCCCGCGCAGATGAAGCTCTACTCGGACTTGGTCGACGTCAGGATACACCCCGACTGGTCGCTGCAGGCGCTGGGCGAGATGCTGGAGAAGAGCAAGCAGGTCGAGAGCCTGATCGAGAGCGTCAAGGATCGCGTCAAGCACGAGCTGGCAAACGGCCGCACCGTGCCGGGGTGGCGGCTGAAGGCGGGCGCGACGCGCCTGACGTGGGCGCTGCCGCCCAAGGAAACCATCGCATCGCTCCGGGGCCTCGGCCTGAAGGGCGACAAGGCGATACAGCCAATTACGCCAGCCGCCGCCAAGAAGGCGTTGAAGCTGGAGGAACTTCCCGACGATCTCGTCGTGAAGGGCACGAGCGCGCCATCGCTCGCTCGTGATGTCGACGCGGCAGACGCTGTCCTGCCCGCGGCGGCCTTTGCAAGGGCAGCAGCACTAGTAAAAGGAAACAGGTAACATGAGCAACGAAATCAGTCTCTTCGCGAAGGGCGGCCTGCCGCCCGTGGACATGAACGCCTACAAGCAGTCGCTGAAGGCGATGGCGTCGGCCAGCAAGGCATCTCAGGGCGGCCTGCCGTTCCTGCGGCTGCTGCGCGACGGCCTGTGGGTCTACGGCGCCGACAACACCGAAGTCGAGGAAGGCAGCCTGTGGGCTGTCAACTCGTTCTCGATGTCCATCGGCTGGATCGCGTGGGGCAACGAGGGCAGCAAGGAAGAGGGCACGGTTCTGGGCGAGATGTTGGCGCGCGCCGACGAGCTTCCCGTCTCGCGCTCCGCTCTGCCGGACGTCGGTGCCGAGTGGACGCCGTGCGTCTCGTTCGACCTGATGTGCGCGACGGGCGAGGACAAGGGGACGCTGGTCCGCTTCAAGTCCAACTCAGTCGGCGGCCGTCGCGCGTTCAGCGACTTGCTGCAGCTCGTTTCTGCGGCAATGGACGACGGGGCGGGCAAGTGCATCCCGATTGTTAAGCTGGATGCCGACAGCTACCCGCACAAGAAGTACGGCAAGATTTACACGCCGCTCTTCGACATCAAGAAGTGGGTGATGCCGGATGCGTCCGATCTGGGAACTGCCCCTGCGGAGGCTGTTGAGGAGCAGCCCGCCGCCGCCGCCGAAAGCACGGTTCGCCGTCGCCGCCAGCGGTAGTCGTCAGGGGAACGGGGGCGGCCTCGTGCCGCCCCCGCTTTCATGGAGAATGGTATGGGATTGATTTGTTCTGTCGACTACGAAACGTCGTCGCCGCGCGACCTTACCAAAATCGGTGCCTACAAGTACGCCAAGAGCGCCAAGATCATGTGCGCCGGCTACGCGATATACGAGGAGAACACGTTCGAGCCCGCGATGGTCAAGCCGTGGCGCGCGTGGGCGAGCGAGCCCATGCCCCCCGACTTGCTGGCAGCGTTGACCGATCCAGACGTCAGGCTGTTCGCTTGGAACGCCCAGTTCGAGCGTTTAATCACGCAACACGCTGCGGGCATTGCCGTGCCGCTGGAGAAGTGGCACTGCACCGCCGCGCGCGCCCGCGCCTCGGCCTATCCCGGCAAGCTCGACCTGTGCGCCAAGGCGCTGGGCATCCCGCAGAAGAAGGATTTGGCGGGCGGCAAGTTGATGAAGAAGCTGTCGTCGGAAGGCAGTGGCACACCGGAAGAGTACGAGCGTGTGCTTGAGTACTGCATGCAGGATGTCGTCGTCGAGGCGACCATCGGCATGGTCGTGCGCGACCTGACGCCCGACGAGTGGCAGGACTACTGGGTCTGCGAGCGCATGAACGACCGCGGCATTCCCGTCGACATCGAACTGGCGCGCGCCGCGCAAAGCTATGCGCAGGTCGAGGCGGCGGAAATCGCGGCCGAATTGAAGAAAGTCACCAAGGGCGCGGTGACGAGCGCCAAGGAGTTCAAGCGGATCAAGGCGTGGCTCCTTGAACAGGCACCGGACCTCGTGGCCCTGCTGACCGGCGAAGACGGCAAAGTCTCGCTTGACAAGTCGGCGCGCATCACGGCGCTCGAAAGTGGGCTGCCCCTGCGTATCGAGGTCGAGGACTTGCTGCACCTGATCGACGACGCGGGCCGCGCCAGCACGGCCAAGTACGCCGCGATAGAGAACAGGACCGACGAAGACGGGCGGCTGCGAGGCGCGTATCTGTTCAACGGAGCCGGGCAGACAGGCCGTTTTTCCGCAATGGGATTTCAGCCCCACAATTTGGTGCGCGACAAGCTAGAAAACGCGAACAGGGTGATTTCAGCCGTGCTCGATGGTTCGACGGCGAACGAAGTCAAGGCGCTGTCCGGGGTGAACATCCTGACGACGCTGGCGCGCCTGCTGCGTCCGACCATCGTCGCGGAGAACGGCAACGTCTTGGTTTGGGCCGACTACGCCGCCGTCGAGGCGCGCGCGCTGCCGTGGCTGGCCGACAACGTCGCCGCCAAGGGACTGCTCGATCTTTTCCGCAAGGGCGAGGATGTCTACAAATACACCGCCTCGGATATCTACCGGGTGCCGGTGGATCGCGTGGATAAAGAGCAGCGCCAGATGGGCAAGATTGCAGTGCTTGCGCTGGGATACCAAGGAGGAAAGAACGCCTTCCGCAAGATGGCGCGCGCCTACGGGCTGAAGATCGACGACGACACCGCCGAGAAGATCAAGCTTTCGTGGCGTCACGTAAACCCGTGGGCGAAGAAATTCTGGTCCGACCTCGAAGCGGCGGCTATTTGCGCCGTGCGCAAGGCAGGCACGATCCATGCGGCGGGGCGCGTCAAGTACATGTTCCACGGCGACATGCTGTATGCGCTGCTCCCCTGCGGGCGCCTGATCGCGTACCCCGAACCGCGCCTCGACGCGGTCGACGGAAAATTCGGGCCACAGATGCAGCTCACTGCCCTGAAGGCGTCGCTGCACCCCAAGAAAGGCGAGACTGCGTGGCCCCGCGTTGCGCTTTATGGGGGCTTATTGGCCGAGAATTGCACCCAAGCCTTCTGCGCTTCGCTGCTGCGTTCGGCCGCGCGCAGGCTCGACGATGCGGGCTGGCCTGTCGTCATGCACACGCACGACGAGATGCTGGTCGAGGTTGCCGAGGATGAAGTCGACGACGCCAAGATCGCGTTGCAGGCCGCCATGCTTCTCAACCAGTGGCCCGAGTTACCGCTTGCTGCGGAGCCGCAACACGGATACAGTTACGACAAGTAAGAGGTCGACATGGAATTGGATAATTTTATAGCCCGCGTTTTTGGCGACGTGCCCGACGACGAGATCGTCGGCATCGTCCAGCGCGGCAAGGACAACTTCGGTTGGCTGGTGATACCCTACAAGAAGAGCCGCACCAAGCTGCGCCCCGACGCCGCCAGTTACTACTGCATCTCGACGTTGAAGAAGCCAGAGCCGGGCGAGCCGCTGCGTCGGCTGATGCCGAACATGGCCAAGACCTACGGCCTTGTCTGCGATGACGTCGGCACGAAGATACTGGCCAGTAAATTCGAGGGCAAATTCCTGCCGCACTACGTCATGGAGACGAGCAGCGGCAATTTCCAGTATCACTACAATGTGCGGATGGCGCCCGAGCAGGGGCAAGTCCTGATCGAGGCCCTGATCGAGGCGGGCTATTCCGACCCCGGCGCCCGCGATGTCCACCGGCTCGTGCGCCTGCCGGGTTCGCTGAACTACAAGTACGATCCGCCCTTCGTGTCTCGTCTCGTCGAAGAGAATTGGGACATGCCGCCCTACACGTTCGAGGAGATGGTTGCGGATTTCGGGCTGACGCCGCGCGAGCCGACGTTACTGCGGCTTACCAAGCGCGCATGGAGCGGCGACACTGGCGGCGACGTCATCCTGAAGTGGCTGACCGAGAAGGGCATGGTTCTCTCGGAGCCGAACGACGACGGCTGGCTGTTCATCGAGTGCCCGTGGGCCGCCGAACACAGCGACGGCCGTTCTGATGCCAAGTATCAGATCGGCAACGGCTCAACCGGCACGGTGCATTGCTTCCACGGCGGGTGCCAGCACCGGACGCAGCAGGATTTCCGGCTCTGGTGCGCCGAGAACGGAGCGCCCGACTTCGAGGACGAGGCAGCGAAACAGGTAAGCGCCCTAGGGCAGAGACTTGCCGCGGTACCGAAAGGAGTTTTCGCCCCGCCGGGCCCTATGCCAACCCCGCCGCAGGGGGCCGCTGCGGGGGATATCCTCACCGGGCTGGTCCTGAAATACGCGGGGGCCCTGCCGCGCGAGGCTCTTCCAAGTCTTGAGAAGACAGGCAAGGGGGCCATAAAAGACGTGCAGAAGCCGGTTGCCGAGAACGTGCAGTGCATCATCGAAAGATGCGCCTTCGGCGTACTGCGCAACCATCTCAGCGGCGAAGTCGAGCTGACGCACGAGGACAAGGCGCTGGACGCCATACAGCTCCCCGAGGAGCGGGCGACATTGACCCGCGAGCTTATGATTTCGTTGGGGCAGCGGCTGGGCATATCCCTGCGCCCGACCCTGTCGGAATTGTTGCACGCCTTGGCGGGCAACAAGGGATATCACCCGCTGCTGGATTGGGTGATGGGGACGCCGTGGGACGGCAGCGACCGCCTGCGGGCCATGCTTGACACCGTTGAAACGCCAAACCCCATATGGAGGGACATAGCTATGAAAAGATGGTTTATTCAGTGCATCGCCGCGTGGACAAACTGGACGCGCAAAACGCCCGTCAGCATTCCGCATGTCTGGGTGCTGGCCGGGCCGCAGGGTTGCGGCAAGACTTCCCTGATCGGGTCGCTGTTGCCCGCGCCGTGGCGGCTGCTGGAGCAGAGCGCGCATCTCGGTCACGCCAACAGCAGGGACGACGAGCGCCGCCTGACGAGCGGCGCGGGGATTGTGGAGCTGGCGGAATTCGAGACGATGATCAGTCGCGCCGAGGCGGGGCAGTTGAAGAGTTTCATTTCGCGCCCGGTCGACAAGTTCAGGCTGCCGTACGACCGGCACATCACGACGCGCCCCCGCGGCGTCTCCTACTGCGCCACCGTCAACGACATGCAGTTTCTGAACGACCCGACGGGCGCGCGCCGGTTCTGGCCGGTCGAGACGACGCGCTGCGATTTCCGGCACGGCATCAACATCCAGCAATTCTGGGCGCAGATCGTCGCGATGTTCAACGCGGGCAAAAGCTGGAACCTCAAGCCGGACGAGGTGAAAATGCACGCCACGGTCGTCGAGGAACACCGCGTCGTATCCAACGTCGAGGGCCGCCTCGAAGAGCTGCACGCCCGCATGGCGCACATCGACCGCAAGGATTGGACCTTTGCGACGCCGAGTATCATCTGCCGCTACTACGGCCTCGACAACAACTACACGAATGCCCGCACCGCGGGCGGCTACTTGCGCTCAGTGTTTGGCAAACGCATCAGCAACAACGGCAGGAAGGGCTGGTACGTCCCGCTCAAGCAAGTCGAGCTGCTCGCGGGCTACTCTCCCTACAACCCACCCGAGGACACGAAATGAAAGTTCTTTTGCACATGAATATGCCGTCGGGCGGCAACGACGGTACGCATCAGGTGATCCTGAACGTGCCTAATGTCGCGACGCTTGAAGTCCTGTCGGCGCATATCACCCGAAGCCAAGGCATCCTGATGGGCGAGCATCTCGTGTTCGACCGCGACCGTTCCGGCGAACGCATCTGGAGAGTACGCGGGCCCCTGCTGGTCAACATGGATCACGTCGGCAAGATTGCCGTCTACTACGAGGGTGAAAATGAAACACGTTGAGCTAATGGCCGAAGCCGCCAAGCTGGTGCAGCCCCGTGGGGCCGTCTACGGCGACATCCGCGAGAACCACGAGCAGATTGCCAAGGTTGCGACGCTGCTCACCGGCATCGAACTGGACGCGCATAACATCCTGATGGTCATGCTCGCGGTGAAGTTGTCGCGCATCGCACGTTCGCCCGAACACGTCGACAGCTACCTCGACGCGCTCAACTATCTGTCCTTTGCCGGGGAACTTGCGACCGAGGGCGAAGCGTAATTGTCATACCTTGAGGAGGAAGAACATGATCGACACTAGTCTACGCATGCAGAACGCCATGGAACAGGCGCACAGGTGTTGGGCGCGCGCGGTAAATGTCAGCCCGGCATTTGTTGAAAAATACCTATCCCTATGTGAACAGCTATTGCTTTCTCGCCCGGAAGTGCCGGGTGACGAGTTCAGGGGATACTGTCAACGAAATGGGCTTGTGAGGCCCGCAGCCTTGCACCCTAATGTGTGGGTCAGCGGGCCGCGCGCCTTAACGTCGCTTGGCTGGGTTGAAAAGAAGGCGCGCGTCGAGCCGACGCAGATGCACAATCATATGCACGTCGTCACGCTGTGGCGCAGTCTGATTTTCGGTGGCCGATGACAAAAAACAGCGTTGAGCATCACGCGAGAATCTATTGGTCCCTGCGCAGACAATTCTGCGCAGGGCAATGGAACATGCTCGCGACTGTCGCGATAACGGGGCTCCTGCAAAGCCCCTACGAGCGCGTAAGGCTGATGGCGTGCGAACTTTGGTACGGGATCACGTCTTGATGATGTAGTTGAGCACGAGCGTCGGCTGCACGTTCAGGTGCGCGCCGCCGCCGCCAGTGGAGCCTATAGACGCGATAGAACCGCCATATCCGCCGCCTTGGTTTTGCCAAGAACCGCCCGTGTTTACGCCGGGGTAGGAATCGGAAAGCGCATGCGTATGCGACGGCATTTCCGCTGTGATGAGCGTGTGGGTCTGCGTCCCGCCCGTGGCTCCAAGCGTGTTCCCGTCGGGGGACATCGTGGTAGACGTAAGGCGACCCGCCGCCGAACCGCCCATGTTGTCTGCCCCGGCGGCCACCCGGCCGCGCATGTCGGGAAGATTGAACGTCGTGGTGCCGTCGCCGATGCCGTAGGTCGTGCTGATGGCGCTGAAAAGAGTTGCGTAGGTCGTGCGCGAAATTGCCTGCCCGAAGCAGAGCAGCCAGCCCGACGGCGCGCTTGCCCCGGCAAAGACCATCATGGAGGCCGCCGGCGCGGTGACCGCCGTCGTTTGCGTCGTGCTGTCGGGAAACACGAAGCCGCCAGACGTGCTGGCGATGGTGCCCGCCACGGTCAGCATGTTGCTGCCGACGGTCGTCGTGCCGATGCCAACCTGCGTGCCCGACGGCGACAGGTACAGCGTGTTGCTGCCCACATTCAGCGTATTCGGGATCGCCATTGCGTTCGAGTTGATCGTGAGCGTGTCGCCGCCCGCGTCGCCAAGTACGGTATTGCCGCTGTTGGTCAGGCCCGCGACGGCGAGCGTCGTTCCGTTGAAGGTGAGGTTGGCCGACCCCGCCATGGCCCCGGAACTGTTGAACTGGACTTGCGTGGTCGATCCCGCGGCGTTGGCGACGGCCGTGGTGTTGCGGACCATGCCGCTTGCGGAACCGTCGCAGGAGGCTTCCAGATTGTCGCCTGCGGAAACCGAAACGTAGGTGCCGCCCGATGCCGACTGAAGGCGGATCGCGTACCCGTCGCCCACGCCATTGCGCACGACCCACTGGCCGCCGATGCCGGCGGCCACTTCGTAGGTGACGATGCCGCCGGGCGTCCCCGAGATCGCAAGCGTCGCCGGGCGGCACTGCGACTGCGAGAGCGTCACGGTCGTGTTGCCTAGGCCGGTGGCATTGAGCAGCGTACTGCCGCCGAGGGCTTGGTCGAGATAGCCAAAATTGTTGTTGAGCGACGTGGTGCCCCACGTATTGGTTTCGGAGTTGTAGGTAGGCTGGGCGAGGCCCTTGTTGGTCGTCGTCATGAAAGCGCCTCGTCGGCAATGGCGAGCGCCTTGGTGATGGCTTCATCAGGCTGCTCAAGGAGTGACTGGGTCGTCGTGTTGTGGCCCTTCTTGGCCTTCTCTGCGGCGCGGATCAGCGACATCGCGATGCTGGTGTGGTCGAGCGCGCCAATCCGCCCGCCCGCCTTGCGGTTGGGCCGACGGGCTCTTTCTTCACTGGCGGGCCCTGTCTGCTCCTCCCGCACTGCCATAGTCGGGATGCGGGCCGCCTGCGTTACGCGATTTATCGCGGCGTCCTTTTCCACCATACGCCGCAGCGCGACCGCTCTGTCAGCTAAGGGCGCGCCGGTGGATGAAAGGACATCCGCTACTGCGGGGGTGTACCCCCGCGAGATAAGAGGAATGTTCTGGCCGCGTGAGAGACGAAGCACGGGGCCAGCTTTGAATTTGTCGGCCGCCCACGCCAGCGTTGACTGCAGAGGGAACATCGCGTCAGTCAGACCGAGGCTAGAACGGCGGCCTGCCTCGTCCCCCGCTCCGAAATGTCTTTCGTACCCGCTCTGCGCGCCGCGCGCGCCGTGCTGTGCCCTACGTTCCGCTACAAGCCGCTCGGTGTTCATGAAACCGCGTTCGCGCTCACCGGCTCGAATGAGCCGATCTATGGCTCCGGGGCCGAAGGCGGTGTCGAGCAGCTCACGGCGCGGGTCGAGTTCCGAGCGCCCCGCCACACGGCGAAGCCCCGACAGGTCGTCTGCCCCCCTCGTTATCTTGGTTTCAAGTTCCTGCCGCAGACCCGCGCGCAAAGCCTCGCCCAGATTGACAACGTCGGCGCTGGCCCCCGGCCGCGCTGCGTCGGCTAGAATCTCCATCGCCCGCTCGGTGGTCAGCGTGCCGCCCCCGAGGCGGTCTGCCGTTCCCGAAGGGCTTAGAAGTTTTCGCCCGGCATCGAAATGCTCGACTTGACGGTACAGGTTGCTGTAGGCCCCCGCCGCTTCGTTGTAGCCGGGGATTCCGCCTAGAACATCGCGCACTTGACGATGCGCAAATGCATATGCGTCTTTCCGGGGGTCGCTGCTACTCCTGAACGGGGCGTTCGGGGGCCCGAAATCAACATCGCGTTGCAACGTCCTGAAATAGTTCTGCAACGCCTGCGCATCGACGGCGGCTGAAGTGCCCACAGCGTCGAGGACACCCTGCAAGACGGCGCGTGTGGGATCATCGGGCAGGTAACGCTGCATTTCGGCGGTGATCGCGTTGCGCGCCGCCGTTAGGTCGACCGGCGGCGCCCCCTGTAGCGCGGCCGTCATCGGGTCGCGGCCTTCTTGACGGCGTACGGCGTCGATGTTCCGCCGCATGGTTTCCACGCCCGGTGGCGGGGGGCCCAACGTGTTATCGACTTCGGCACTGACACGCGCCGCGCGGTCGGCTTCGCGCGCCTCTACGCGCCCCGTGATCGTTTGTGTTCCCGGCCGCCCCTCGCCGACAAAGTTGGCCCCTGTTGTCCGGTAAGGGTCTATATCGAGGGGCATCTCGCCGTTCGCCCCCCGCGGCAGTGAAAGCCCCCGGCGCTCTTGCTCGGCGAGGTAGTGCCTTGCACCAACGGGGAGCCCCTCAGCAGAACCTCGTGGCGCTACGGTTTTCTGAACGCCGCGCAAGACGGGGAAAATTTCAGGCACCGCCGAAAACAGCGCCGCCGGCAATACATCACCGGGGGTTACAGTCTCACCTGCGATTGCGCGGTTGGCGGCTTCGGACAGGGCGCCGCCCGCCATTTGCGTGCCGATGGCGAGCGGCAAGCCTACGCTTGCGGCCGGCGCGATGGCGCCCAGACCGATGCCTACTGCCGCAGGAATAGCGGCCTGCGTGACGCCGCTCATGACGTCAAACATGTTCAGAAAGTCAGGGCGGTCGATGTGGTACGTTTTACCTTTATACACCGCCAGCGGGTTGCCGAAGCGGTCTTCTGTGATGCTCGCGCCGGGGACACGTTCCCGAATAATTTTGATCCGCTCTTCGGGCGAGCTGGCCAACAGCGTCTTCACAGCCGTGAGATGCGACACATCTTTCGGCATCTCTGCGATTGTCGGATGATCTTCGTAGCGCTGCCTTTCGCGCGATGGCGAAACTTCTCGCGGCCTCCCCGGAGGCGGTAAGCCCCCGGGGTGCGCCGCATTTAGCTGCTCGAACGAAGGGGCCACCACGGGCGGACGGTTCATGAACCCTTCGCCGCGTATCTGTCCGTAGGGGACCACGCTCGGATCGTGCGTAACATCAACAGGTGAAGGCGCGCGCGAGGAGTCGTCTTCGATCTCGAAGGGGGGCATTACTGCGGCCTCTTAAAGCGAAGCCCCGGCGCGCCCGAGTGGACTTCGTAACCTTTGTCCGGGTCAACTCTCTGCAGATCAGCCGCCCTGAAACGCTCCTTCTTCGTTTCCGGGTCTACCGAGTGTTCGATACCACGCAGCACGAAGAGATCGCCGGGGCGCAGTCCCTCTGCTCCGAGCTGCGTCTTCAACTTATGATCTCCCATGTCCTTGGGCACGACATACACGACGCCTTCGGTCAACTTGCTCAGTGGCGGCAGCTCTCCCCCCTTGATATTGCCAAGGAGCCGATCTGCGGATTCGCGGAAGAGCCCCGGCGGATGCGCCTCTCGCCAACGCTCCAGAAAACTGCCAAAATTTCGGACGCCTTTTTCGCGGGCCGTATTCCAATCCTCACGCAGCGCATTCTGCCAGAGCTGTTGCGCCATGTTTTCCTTCAGGAGGGAGACCGCAGCTCCTCCGGGGATGTTAGCTGAGGGAGTGGCCTCGGACGCTACGCGCTCAAATTGTGACTGCGTCGGCGCCGCAAAGGACGTGCTTGACTTCTGAATTGCAGCGTCGAGCGCGGTCTTGGCGGCTAGATACGCCGCCCGAGTGTCGGGTTCTCTCTGCACGACATCCGCTGCCGAACCGAGGCCGAGGCCGCGCAGCATGTTGGCCACACGCGCCTTGTCCATAGTCAATCCCCCCGCCTCGACAACCTTCAAAGCGTTGCCAAACTTGAGCATGCTGGCCATGTTGATGTCCGCCTGCTGCCCCGTGGCGCGGCTCATGAAGGCTTTTTCTTGCTCCTCTGCTGCCTGCTGCGCGGTGGCATAGTACGAGTCCGTCCCTTCCAGAATATACGGCTGTTTCGGCAGGCCGGGGTCGCTTGGGAAACCTCCCGTCTTTGAATAAGGCAGTACGGGGATTGACGTGCTGACGCCACCAGTACGCGGGTCAACGCTACCCGGCGTCATCGGCGGGAGCGGCGGTTCGGGCGTAGTGTCAGGCGTTGTGCCTGCCAGAGGGTTGAGCCGGTACGTCGTCCCTGAAGGCGTCTTCTGTTGAGGCGTGAGGAGATCGTACTGTTTCTGAAGTTGCGCACGCACGGGCGCCGATGTCATCGGGTCGAGTATGCGAGGCACAAGCGCCGCGGGATCGCCCGGAGGAATCGGTTTTGGCGCGACATCAACGGGCGCGAATGGATCAAGATCGCCGCCAGCCTGCATAGCCACACGGCCGCCAGTCTGGCGCGGTAAAATAAACGGCGGCATCCGGTTAACACCGAGCTGACGGACGATGTCCGCTAGCTGCATCTTGTGTTGCCGGACCTGCCTATCCAGCAGGGCTGCCGCCTCCGGGGAGACCCCCGGCGCTCCAAGCTGCGACTCTTTGGCGGTGATGAGCTTGTCCAGCTCGACGTACTGGTCGGTAAGAATGCCGCGGCGTTCTGCCGACAGCATACCGCCGGTCTGGCCTTTGATCCCCGCATCAACTTTAGCTGTCTCGATGTCAAGTTGCTTTTTCAAGTTTTCGTCGGGCACGATGGTGTGCCAGCCGTCGGCGGCCAACAATTGCTGCCCGCTGGCGATTTTCGCTTTGGCGGCTTCGATCTGCGCGGTGATGCGCGTGCGCTCTTCGGGTGACGCCCCCGCGAGTTGCTGGTACATGAACCCGATGTCAAGCGATGGATGAAGCTGCCCCAGCGCGCCCGAACTGCGCTGCGGCGTGGACATCGCAAGACCCTCACCCGGCACGCCGTACAGAGTGTAGAGTTTCGAGGTGAGGCGCTTGATGATGTCGTTGTAGCTGGACACGTCAGCATTGGCGTCGTTCTTGAGCACGTTGATCCGCTGCGACTGTGCCTCCCAGATTTGACGCTGAATGGCTTCTGCAGTGTCGACATTGGCGCGCTGCTTAGAGATTTCGAGGCTCTGCTGCTTTTGGGAGGCACCCAGCGCCAACGGTGCTGCCTCTGCGAGCCCTTCGCCCGCGGCATTAAGGAAGTACGGCGAGCGCGACGCGAGCATCTTGCCGATGCCGCCGGCAAGCGGCAGCACCCAGTTCTGATTGCGGCCATACCAGTCGCCCGCACGGTCAAAGAAGTTGCGATCTGGGTCAGGGGTCGACGGCGTCGGTGCGACGCCTGTCGCCGGAAGGTTATGTCCGACGAGATCGCGGTCGCCATAAGTGCGCGGATCAGCAGGCGCAACGCCCCCCGGTGGAGACGTTGGCGTAGACTGAGGGGCGGGCGGGGCGCCGGCAGCGCGCTGTATTTGCGCTTTGAGGAGCGCCACCTGCGCCGGGTCTTTCGGATCAACCCTATCGGGGTCGATTGCTACCTCTGCTACCTCGCCCCCCATCGGGTAGCCATTCCGGGGCACGAGGCCGCCCGAGGCAAACCGATTGAAGCGGTCGGGCATCTCAAAGTTTTCGTCGTCGTCGGGGACGAGCCCCATGGGCTCTTCGTCGTCGACGCTAATCTTCGGGGCGAGGCCCGCGTGCCGTGGTTCCGGCATTTCGGGGCGCATGTGCGCCTCGGCCGGGGGCGCGCCGCCCATGATCTTGCGCACGTAATCCTCGGTCGACATGTTGACGTCGCGCCGGCCCTGACGACGCGCCTCGGACAGCGGCACGCCGCTGTGCCACATCGAGGCGGCGTCGGCGAGATTGCCGTGCTGGCCGAGATACTTGCCGAAGTGATGCTCGAAGACGCGCTCCTGCGCCTCGGGGCTCTTCAGGAATTCTTCCGGCGTCATGCGACGCCCAAGCGCCTCTTGCGTCCACGACGGAAGGTTCGCACCCATAACCTGATACTTGCCGTGGGCGCGGTCGCCGCCAACCATTGGACCAAGGGCGTCGTAACGGCCGCCGCTCTCGATGCCCGCGATCCGGCGCTTGGCGTCGGCCATCATAGCTGCGTCGACACCGCCGCCGCCTTCGGCGTAGCCGATGCGGCCGCCTCTCGCAACCATGCCGCCCAGCATGCCGCCGGCCATGCTGCCGAGGCCCATACCCACCGGCCCGAACATCGCGCCGACCCCGGCGCCGACCAGAGAACCGACAGCCTTCCCGGTGCCGTCCTTTTTCTTATCGCCGCCAGCGCCAGCGCCGGCGCTCATGTCGAGCTTCGGCGCGTCAAGTTTATTCTGTTTTTGCGGGTCGTCGGCAAGGTCTTCAACTATTGATTTGTCGTCGTCGCCCCCGGTGTATGGAAGCGCCGGGTTGCTGCCGACCAAGCCGCCGGGGTTGTATCCGATGCGGCCACCGCGCGCGGCAAACCCCGACAAGCCTTCGAGGCCCCCAAGGCCTTCGCCGAGGCCCCCAAGGCCTTCGAGGCCCCCAAGGCTCGCAACGTCTTCCGTCGGGAGTGCGTCAAGCGACGCCGTTGTAATTTCAGAAGGCGCCGGCGCCACCTCGGCCGTTTCCAGCTTTGCTGCGCCCAGCCCCGGCGCCGGTGCCACCTCGGCCGTTCGCTGCGGCTCCGCTGCGCCCAGCCCCGGTGCGGGGGGCGGCGCCGCGCTCGTCTGCGTCGGCGCGCGGGCGTTCCACGTACCGCCGTAGCCAAAAGCACCCGGTGTGGCAGATGTCGCGGCTCGTCCGGGGGTGTTCCCCGTCGCAGGTACGGCCGGGCGCGCGGGCGCGCCCACGGCCTGCTCTCTGGCCCAGTCGTATGCTTTCTCGCCGCCCTTATAGACTTTCTCGCCAGTCTCGACGGCACTTACGGCATCCTTGACGCCGCCCATGACCTCCGACAGCCCCGTCGGCCGCTGCGCGGGTGCCTTTAGCTGCACGCCAGAGCCAAGTATTTGCGCGGGTTGGGTCGGCGCCACGCGCCACGATTGCTTGCCCCCCGGCAGGCCGCCGCCGAAGGGCGTCGTCTTGTGCCTCGGGTCGGCCATACCTTGCAGAAGCTCGCGCGAATAGTCGTCAACGCCCGGCGTGCCGCCCGCGGCAAAGCCAAGACCCGCCATGCTGGGATGCACGGCGCCGCCCTCGGACGACGGCATCAGCCCGCCCCCGTAGGCGCGCTCGGCCTGCTTCGTCGCGGCGTCGTAGTCGACGGCCTTGATGCCCTTGAACTCGCTGACGGCTTCCGGGTGATGCTTCTCGACGTCCTGCGCCGAGAGGCCGATATGCGGCTGGTTCGATCCCTTGTACTTGAACTTGATGATCTTCTGGCCGTCGTGGGTGCGGCCGATCTCGGTGATGTCTTCCTTGACGCGCTCGTCCGAGAAGAACGGCGTCGGCTGCCCGGTGACGCCCGTTGTCGTGCTGCCGTAGAGGGGGCCGGTGCCCATCCCGATGTTCGCGAGGAACTGCGCGACCTGAAACGGGTACCCTTGCTGCTGCTGGAACTGATTGTAGAACGCGCTGTTGAGCTGCTGCTGGGTCTGTTGCTCCAGCGTGCCCGCGCCAAGCTGCGCCTGCCCGGTCGCGAGGCCCAGTTGGGCGCCCTGCTGGCCCAGCCCGGACAGTCCTTGGGCGACGTTCTGGCCGTAGCCAAGCAGGCCCTGCCCAAGCTGCTGCTGTGCCTGCGCGGCGGCCATGGGCTGCTGAAACGCCTGCTGGCCGATGGCCAGCGCCTGCGGCGAAAATTGTTGCACTGCAGCGCGGTTTGCCTGCGCCGCACCAAGGCCGACGCCCTGCTGCTGCTGGGCCGCCTGCAGGGCCTGCTGGAAGCCTTGGCTGCGCAGGCCAGCTTCGGTCTGGGCGGACGCCAAACCCTGCTGGCGGGCCAGATTTGCCGCCGCAATCGAGCCTCTGTCGCCGCCGAACGCCCCGCGCATGGCCTGCTGGCCCATGAGCTGGCTCTGCTCCATCTGCTGCTGCTGGCGCAGCGCCGCCATGGTGGGGTCGACGACCGATTGAATGTACGGGTTCTGGTAGGCGCCAATGTTCAGCGCCTGCGGAGCGATTGCCTGCGTCCCGGCCAGCCCCGCCTGCGTTGCCAGCCCGGTGTAGGGCTGCCCCGCGCCTTGCGCCTGCGCGATATTCCCGGCCGCCTGCCCGTAGAACGGAAGCCCCGCCTCGGCCCCTCCGGTCAGGGCCGTAGTCGCGGCCTGCTGATAGGGCTGGTAGCTTTGCCCGGCCTGCCCGATCTGCTGGATGCCCTGCTGTTGCGTTGCCGTCAGGGGCGCGACGAACTGGCCCCCGTAGGGCGTGAAGGGCTGCTGCGCAACCTGCTCGGCGCGAGCGTTGATCGCGTCGTAGCGGGCCCGGACTTCCGGGGGAATTTCGGTTTTCTGGGTCTGGTAGGTCGTGCCGCCGCTGCCGCCCTTGCCGCCGCCGTACGCAAGATGACGCCGCGCAACTGGCGGCGCGCCGTCGCGGCCCATGAAATCCTCGAAGGGGGCCCCGTCGTTCCAAATCTTGCGTTTGAAAAACATCAGTGTTCAGCCTTGTTCGTGACGCCGGTTTCGCCCCCGATAAGCCAGTAGGCGCCTGCGGGCTTCCCGAAAACCCGCTCGTACAGCTTCACTTTGCCCTCGGTGCGATGGTTGGACAGGATGCCGATCAGCAGCGGCATTTCGAGCTTGGCGGCGGCGGCCATGGCGAATTCGCACAGTTTGCGGGCGCGACCGCCCTTGGCGGCGCGGTAGTCGGGGTGGACAAAAACGCCCCGCTCCTCCAGCACGATCTTGTCGCTGTACCAGAGCTTCGTCGTGCGGAGCAGGATGCCGCCCTCGAATTCCGCGCTTCCGGGCGTGCCGACGATGCCGCACAGGCCGCCGTCGCGGTTCAGCGCGGGCCACAATTCTTCAAGGAGCCGCGGCGCATCGGGCGTCACAAAGCCGTTTTCCTCGCTGCCCATCAGGCACAGGCTCATGAAACCGTGAACGTCTTCCGGCGTTCCAACTCGCACATGTATTTCGCTCATAGGCTCCCCTCCTAATCGCGGCGTGGGCCGGGTAGATTTTCAAGCGTCTTGATCGTCTTCGCCCGAAACCTTTTCACGAATTCATCGAGTATCCGGTGCCCGTCGTCGAGCGAGCCCTTGCCGAGGCGGGTAACGTCGTCCGGGTGGACTACGTACTCGCCGCCCGCGGCGACAATCGGCACCGTCGCCTCGCCGCCGGCGGCCTTGCGCGGCATGGACGCATCGTAGGGCAGCACGTCTTCGGTGTAGGGCTGGTCGCCTTGGGCGTCGTAAGGCTCGCCAGACTGGCCGTAGGGTGCCCCCGCACCCGCCTTTGAGGCGCTGTAGAAGGGCGTGCTGAAGATCGACTTTGCGACCTTGAAGCCAGCCGTCGTATTGCCCTCGCCCATGGCCGAGATGATGTCCGCCGGGATCACGTAGGCCCCCGAGGGGACGTGCATCGGCAGGTGATCGGTGCGCCCGGCGACGGCGCTGTGGATGGCCCCGGCGTGTACCTTGCCGCCTTCGGCGCGCGACTTGCGCGCGGTGTTCAGGGCCGCCGCGACGGCTTGGTCGCGCGAACGGCCAGACGCAACCATCTCGCGGATATTCGAGCTGGTCGTGGCTTGCGAGGAACCGCGCTGCAGGGGCAAATACATACTCCGGGTAACGGCAGATACTACCTTACAACGTGCTCACCCTAAAGATGACAAGATGTCAGGACACTTGAACTACTGACACGATGATTGAAGGGACGCTTGGTTCAACCGGCGGCCCCACGGCCGCCGCCGTAGCGTAGACGCCGACCGACGTGGCGGTGCCCGCCATCCACAATTCGTAGTAGTCGCCCGCCGTCGTGCATTCGAGGTTTATGACTACGGCGAGAATGGTGGGTTCGCCGTTCAAGCAAATGACTTTCGTGTTGCTGGCCGCGACGTTGGAGCCGTTTTTACGAAACCAGATCGAGCAGCTTTTGTTTGCCGCTGTCGCCTGCACCACGGCCGACACCGAGAACAGGTAGGTACCGATGGCCGGCAGCGTAATGCGCGAAGTGGTGACCAGCGTGATGCCGTCGGCGGCGCCCGTCGTGTTGAACGCAATGACTTGCGCCGTGTTGATCGCCGCGATGGTCTGCGTCGTGGTGTCGTAGACCGTAATGTGGGGCGTGGGCGGAATGCGGTATGTCATCAGATGATCCGCCACCCGATATTGGTCGAGATCATCGAGATGCTCTGATACTGCACGACTAGGAGCTGCGTTGCTGCGCCGTCGATGACCTCGCCTCCCGCAGCCGCCACCGTTATGACGCCGGTGCCGCTATTTTTCACGGTGAATATTTGCCCCTGAATTCCGGCGGCCGTTGGCAGGGTCACGGTGAAAGTGTTTGCCGTGCAGTCGATCACGCAATCCGTCGCTGCAACCGGGTAGGCGCCGGTGACAGCCGTGTACTTGACTTTGAGCGCGGCTCCCAGCGCCGGCTGGATCAGCGTCAGGAAGTCGCCCATCAGTCGCTGAATGCCGTTGATGGCAACGACGCCGTTCTTTTGTGTCGTAAGAATATCGTCTAACGAAGCCACTAGAACCTGCCCGCCGGCGTCAGCCGGTAGCGCGGGGCGCCGATGCGCCAGAACGTGTCGATGTCGTTGCTCTCGAACTTGAGGGACACGAGACGGCCGCGCAGCCGCGGCGTGATGTACTGGGTTGCCTGTGTCAACGTGTAGGGCCCGTAGACGCGGGGCGTCTGACCCGGATAGTCAGTGACGTAGAAGGTCATCAGCAGCGAAGCATTCTGCGCGCCGTTGTAGTAGCCCCATTTGAAGTCGGGCCAGACTTGGTCGATGAACGAGAGCAAGTCGCCGTCCTGCACCGTAAAGTATCCGGTCTGGAAACTTGCGACCAGCGGCTGTCCGTCGGCGTCGGGCGACGTCTCGTGCTGGAAAATCAAGTTGTCCGACGAGCCGCCAACGGGTGGCCCAAGGACCGACTGGTCGATCCACGCCGTGCGCGACAGGTACCCGAAGTCCCACCCGCCGGTCGCCAGCGAGTACTTCACGTAGGCGTTGACCTCGCCGCCGCTGGACTGGGTCGGAAAGAACCACGACACTTCGTTGAAACGCGAGTTGGCCGCCGCGCGAATGCGGTCGACTTGCGTCGTGTCGAGTTCCTGAAAGATGAAGTCCCAGACCGTACAAGGCAGCGGCTTCACGCCTTCGCCGCTGAAGGAAAAGAACTGCGACTGGCTCATCCAGAAGACCATGTTGTTCAAGGTCGCCATGGCCTTCTTGCCGATCAGGCCGCAGCCCGTCGCGATCTCATTGAAATTGTAGACGTCGGGCAAGTTGACGTACTGCATCGACCAGAGCGCGAGGTCGGTCCAGATCAGACCCTGCTGCGGCCCCTGCAGGCCGCCCACGATGCGGCTGCCCTTGGTCAGGCGGTACGAGCCCGCTTGATTGGTTACCAGCGCGATCCACTGATTGAAGTTGTTGATGTCGCACCAGCGAATGAGCAGGTGATCCTGCACGCCGGTAAATGTCGATCCCAGCGCCACGATTTGTCGCTGCGGCATCGCCAAGAAGATGCTGTGGTTGGTGATGGGCGCCTGCGGAATAATCTGCGCCAATTGAAAATTGGCTACCGGCGACCACTGAAAGATTGGGCCCCCGGGCTCCACGTCACCGACCTGAATGTTCGTCCCGTCGGGATTTGCAATCAGAATTTCGCCCCAGTTGTCGAGCGCCCAGTCGGTGGCAGGCACCGGGAACCCGACGGCCGCCGTGGCGGGCGCGCCGGAAGAATAGCCGCCCACCGAGTAGCCGCCCGTCGAGTAGCCGGTGCCGGCGGGCAGCGGGCCGTAGGTTATGTAGTACGTATATCGCGCGTCGCCGCCGTTGATTGCCCCGGAAGTCGTGGCCGTTGCCATTTGCGCCGTCTGAATGGTGAACGTGTTGGCGGTCGGCACGGTCTGCACCGTGTAATTGCCTTCCAGCGAGACGCCGCCAACTGTAGTTGCCACCAGCACGGGATACGTTTCGCCGACAGCAAACCCGTGATCGGCAAGAGTTACCGTCACGATGGAGCTGCCTGCAGCGGTATCGAAGACCGCGACCGCGCCGCCATTGTTGACGGTTGCCGTAGCCAGTGCGGGGCTGCCCAGCGTGTCCAGCGCAATGATCTGGTATGTCGTGGACGATGCCGCGATGCACGGGTACAGCCCGAAGAGGATCAGTCCGCCGACGCTGATGTGCGTCGAAATGAACACCGCGTCGTAGCTTGTGATATTGCTGCCGCTGTCGTCTACCGTGCCGGGCACGGTCTGCGCGCCCGTCGTGGAGCTGGCAAAGGAAACCGAACCCGCAACGCTGGCGGTGGCCGTGTAGGTACCGTTGTAGCCTACGGGCGTAACGCCCGCGACGACGACAGTGCCGCCGACGGGAAACACATGCGTTCCCGCGTAAGTGATCGTGGCGGTCGCGCCGTCGCCCGAGGCGCCCGTCGTGGCGGCGCTGAAGCCGGGGTCGCCAATGGTGACCAGACTGGTGCTGATGGTTGTTGAACAATCCACGGCAGGGTTGTTTTCAAGCGTTTGCGGCGTAATGTTGTTCGCCGCGCCGTCCGAAATCACGTAGAGCGGCCCCCCGAGGGGCCCCGACGTCGAGCAGCCGACGGCCAGATAGTCGTTCGTGAGATTGTCGCGCCAAGCCCACAGCGCGCGCGGCACCGCACCGAGTGCCGAAGCGTAGAACCGCGACCAGCCGCCCAATTTCTGCACGAGGCCCAGATTTTCGCGGTCCTTGACGAACCGCACGAGCTGCGTCGAACTGATGGCAGCCTCGTTCAAGGCGGGCGTCCGGTTCGTGTCGACCGTCGGTATGAGTTTCAGCGTGGCGTGCATGCGCTATCCGCGCGACGGCGTTGCGACTACGGCAGGCGACATGGATGTCCAGCCGCCCGCCTCGAATTTCTTACGCGACTCCTCGACCATCGCGCCCTTCAAGAGCACTTGATACTGGCTCTCGTAGTTGATCGGCATGGCGGGATCGTTGGGCTGGCTGGCGCCCAGCGCAAAATCGCGCTGATAGCCGCTGATGAAGACCATCGACGCCATCAGGAACAGGTCGGGCAAGTACAGGCTGATGAAGGTTGTCGCGTTGGCCGCCGCCAGCGAATCGGGGCGCACGGTGCCCACCAGCTCCACGGCGTAGTTCTGGTCGGGCCACGGGCCGAGGAGAACGGTATTCTGATTGAGCATGGCCATGTACGCGGGCACGCCGGTCACCGTTGCGCTGGGATACGTCACATCGAGCCAGAATTTGGTCACCGGGCACAGGGAAACGCGCGTCCCCGCGTTCGGGTTGGAAATGCCGACGGGCGTTATCACGTTGACTTCCTGCAGCGTGATGAAGGCCGTCAACGGAAAAGTCAGTTGCCTGTTGCCGGCGACGAGAGAGTAGCCCGAGGCCGCCGTGACAGTCGCGAGCAAGTCGAGGTCGCGATAAATGCGGTTCTCGGCGTACGTGATGCACTGCGGCAGGTTGGCGACGAAGTTGACGTCGGTGGGGTCGACAACGGCGAGGTTGGCCAGTTCGGCCACGTATTGATTGTAGGTAAGGCCGGTAGTCATGCCCTAGTCCTTGTTCAGTTGGTTCGTCAGGTCAACCAGCTTGGCACGTTCGGCCGCAAGAAGGGCGTCAAACGCCGCCAGCTCGTCGGCCGTCGTCGCCGTGGGGCTCTGCGACAGGGCCACGCCCCGGCTGACGATCTCGGTCACGTCCATGCCCAATTTGATTGCCTGCGGCATGAACTGGATGGTTTCACCGAGGATGGCGATGATGGCTCCGATCATGTCAGCCTCCCTTGGCCGAAGCGAGGATCGACTGGAGGACGGGGATGCCTTGCGTCGCAACCGCAATGGCCGCCACCACCGCGCTCTCGGTGACGCCGGGGGTCGCGGCGACGTTCATCGCGGCGAACAGCGCCTTGGTGATCTGGTCGTTCGCCGCGCGCAGCTTGGCGACGATGGTTGGATCGGAGCAGGTGATGACCGTACGCGGCTCCGTGCAGCGCGGTCGCTTGTTGTAGGCGACGGCGACGGTCAAGACCGCCTCGTAGGCGATCTCCGCTTCAAGCACCATCTTCTGCGCCGCCGCCGTATTGACGGTCGGCTGCGGCGAGGGCTGGCAGGCCGCCAGCACGAGGATCAGTATTAACGCTATTGAGTTTTTCAACTCATTCTCCTGCGTTAGGGGATATTTCCGCCGACGGGATTAGCCACGCCCGGAGCCGCCTCGGTAAACACCTTCGTCCCCGGCGGGACGGGGTTGCCCGAGGGCGACTCGTTCATTGGCCCGTAGCAGTCAGCCAGTTTCGCGCCGTTTGTCGAGCCGGGTCGCACCACGCACGGGAACGACCACATGTTGCTCATGCCGCCGTCGGGAGCCATCGTCGTGACGAACGTGCGCGGTTTCGCGGGCACGACGGCCCAGCTAGGGGCCTGCGGGTAGGATGCGTAGGCCGCCGAGAACAGCGACCAGACTTTACCCGGCCCCGGCGGGGCGCAGGAGCCGTTGGTCAAATTGAGGTCGGCAATCGCGGGACCGGCCAGAACCGGGCAAACCGCATGACCCAGCGGGTAGACTTTATCGCCCACCGTGATCGTTTTATTCGGGACGGGCGTCGTGCCGCTGGCCGCGCACAGAGCGAACTCGCCGGGGCAGATCGCGAGCTTGATGCCCTGCGCCTGCGCGGCGGTGCCGATGGCGACGAGGACGAGAGCGAGGACTAGGCGTGTCATGTTGGCGATACTCCGTTGTCGGCCTTGTCCATCGCCGCAGCGACGACGGTGGCGGGGGCGGTGTTGGTATCGACCCTCACGGTGACACCGGGCATTGCACCGACAGACAGGGCGATGTTCTTGGGCGAGCGCGTGATAATACCCCAAACCACGGTGCCGACGATAGCGATGATCGGTGCCGCCTGCGCGACGAGGTTGGTGATCTGGCCCGCCTGTTCGTTGGAAAGCCGCCCGCTGGAAACCAGCCACGTCAGGCCGATGCAGGCGGCGGTGCGGAGAAGGGACTTCCACTGGTCCTGACTAAGCCCGAGGAACATAACTGCCTCCTAAAGACATACGAGTAAGCACGCCCACGACTCCGTCAACGTCGCCGCACGCCGGGTGCGTCCGCTGCCACTCCATGACGGCGCGCTTGGTGTCGGGACCGAAATCTCCATCCGCCGTAATACCGAGGGCTTTCTGGAGCGCCACAACGTCGGGGCCGGGGCTGACGCCAATCATCATAAGCCGCGGCGGAGGCGGCGACACCGCGACGCCGTCCTCCGACAGACGGGACTTGAACACGTTGACCGCGTCCAGAACGTCGCTCAGTCGCTGGGCGTAGTTGGGGTCAGTGGCGTAGCCGTCCGCCGCCAGACGCCGGAAGTATTCCTGATCCGACATCGTGTTGTCGTGGTCGAACACGTTCCTGTAGCGGCTGTTGTTCTTCAGGAACTGGAAGTGGTCCTCGATGCCATCGGCCAGAGTCGAGTAATCGCGGAAGGGTGCCACGATGTGGACGACCGCTCCGTTCTCGACCTCCCACGTTGGCCGCATTACGACCGCGCCCTTCCACCCGGAAGACGCCTTGATGCCGAACACGTTGTTGCCGATGGCCGAACGTCCCCAGCCCGTCTCCTGCGCCGCCTGCGCCACGATGGCCTCGGGGCTGCACCCAATCTTGGCGGCGGACGCCTTGGATGCGTCGAGCATGCAGGCAACCCACTCCAGCTTTCGCTGCATGCCGGGGTCGGCGTAAGGCTTGTCGATGGTGTACATCAAAGCCTCACAGTTTCAGGAAGTTTTTGGCTAGCGCGCCCGTGATCAAGGTCAGCGTAGAGAAAATACCAATCGCCGCGACCCACGCGACGTTTTTCAAGGCGCGCAACTCATGCCAGACCTGCCGGTTTTGGAGAAAGCACTCCTGAAGATGCGCCGCGAGAGTCTTGTCGATCTCGTGCATCTTCTTAGTGAGTTCACTTTGATCCATAAAACACCTCCCCGCCGCCTTGGCGCGTCAGTTGTCAGGGGCGGGAAGGCTTTCGGCTGCGTACTTACGCAGCTTCTGCAAGCGGTTCCGCCGAAAGCTGCGCGTCACCCTGCTTCTTGATGTCTTCGATCAGGTCTTTGACCTCCGCAAAGGGGCGAGCCCCAAGCGCGGCGAGGATGTAGTTGACCTGAGCGATAGTAAGTTCGAGTTTGATGTTGACGTTTTCCATAATTTACCTCCGATTTTATTCTATGCTGCGACAGGCGCGGCGGCAACGCTTTCGGCTGCGGGCCACGGCAGGGGCGGGGATGTTACTGCCAACTGACTGTCCAACTGCGACTGGTAGGAGGAGGTCTGGTCCGCCGTCCACGCGCCGAGAACCCAGCCGGATACCTGTTCCTGCGTCAGGTCGGCGTAGGGCGTGAAGGGGCTACCTTCCGTGTAAGTCAGCGCAGTCGTTCCACCAAACGATCCCGTGTTGGTGCCGTCCGTGCCGAGGTAGTCCCAACCAACATTGATGACTACGTCAGTCTCGCCGCTCGCTTGGGGAGCGCAGACCATTTCAGTAACTTTGAGCGTGTAGATGTTTGCCATTGTGCCCTCTTAACTTGTTGGAGGCCCTACCCTAGCCAAGAATGCTTGAAGCTCCGCGTTGTCCATGGGCAGAAACTCCTGCCCGTCAAATTGTTCCGCTGCATACGCACTTGTGATGGCCATCTCCGCGTTGCGATCTACAAACATCAGCCGTCCTTTCCGCGTGAATCATTCCATCCAGAGCTTTGTATTGTACCTCCGTTGCTCATTGCCGGAACGGCGACGTATATCTGACGGGATGAATTAGTCTGGGCCGCCAAAGCCACGCCAAACTGTTCGTATATGCCTGTTCCAGCACCATTGGCGCTATAAGCAATTGTGACACTAAGGGCAGAATTACTTGCCGGTGCAATGGTGATCTGAGTGCCGGTATTGTTAACGGACGAGGCATAGCCAGCCATATATGGAACCACATTAGGGGGCACCATCGAAAGCGTGGTGAGGGTCGCCCCCTGCGTTGCTCCATAGGAGGCTTCGGTAGTCTGAGCATAAAAAAAGTCATCGCCAATCTGTAAGAACGTAAACCACTGCGCCGAGCCGTTAGTCTTAATCCAGCCAATGCGCCGCTTGCGGGTGTAGCTCGCAGGCATTGTCGGCGCGGTGGCGCTTGTGCTGATGAGGACATCGACCACACCAGTATCTGTCCGCATGATCTCCCATACCGAATACCAAGTGCTGTTAGCGATTGCACCAGTATCAAGCGCGCCGTTAGCGTTTCCTACTGCCCACGCCGAAGTGGTCTTGGAGAGCGCCGAAGTAAGGACCATCGCGGAGGCGTTCGTGGCGTCCATCGCCGTACCCGCCGCGACAGAGAACGTGGCCGAGCTTCCCGCCGTGCTGAGCGTCAGGCCGGAGATGTAGCCGGGAACGTATGTCGGCAAGCTCGATGCGAGCGTCGTCGTCGTGACGGCGGTGCCGCCGCTGTTGCCGTCTACGGTGGTGGTCATGGCACGACCTCGGTGATGGTGATGGAGGAGGCCATAGTGCCGTTGAACCTAGCTCCGGTAGTTTGGCCGTTGAAAGCCATTGTATCGGCGCTGTGTACTCCCGCCCGCACCTTGAACGTCGTGCTGCTCGTTGTTCCAGAAGTCATATAATGAGTAAAATTGACGTTGGCGCTCGCAGTGGCGACGCCGGGAAACGTAAACCCTGACGCCAGAGCGTTTGCAGTGGAGTCCTGAAACAACGCAGCAGAAATCCATGTCCCGCCTGTGGAGCCGAAGAACACCACCTCGATTTTCAACTTGCTGGTAGCGGACTTCGGCGTGATCGCCAACGACATGTATTCGTTGCCCTCGGTGTTCTGAGGGGTGGTGTTATCGAGAGGCATAACCGTTGATCCGGTCGCGTATGCGCCCGTCTGATAGTTGACGACCTGAAGCACCGTGCCAGATGACACCGTCGTCCGCGCCGTGCCCGTCTCCGCTGGCAGCGTGATCGTGTTCGACCCGGCAACAGCGGGCTGCGTCAGCAGGATGGTCCCGCTGGTCGAGCCGTTGAAGTTGACACCGCTGCCGGTGACTTGCGTGGTCATCGTGCTTCCTCGCTAGGCGGGCTTCGGATAGTCGGCCTTGACCTTGTCGATAGCGGCCTTTATTTCGGCCATCTCCTGCCCGCCCTTCCAGAGCGCATCCAACTGATCGCCCACGGGCGGGTACGCCTTGGCGCGAAGCTCGCGGTAGGCGACCTTGGCCTCGGCTGCTTCCAGCGCGGCGATCTCCGGGGCGACCAGACCCATGTCGATGGCGACGGGCTTCTCGCTCGCGTCGAACGCCTCGATGGGATCGTTGTAGACGATCTTGACGATGGTCGGATGCGTGTTGCGGATAGCCTGATCGGTGTGCTTGTTCATGTGATGATCCTTATGGGACGACTTCGGTGATGGTGATGCTTGAGTATTGAATGGTGTTTCCAAAGACGGATGCTCCATTGAGGCCGTTGAACGTCGTAGTCCCCGCCCCATTGCCACCCGCTCGCACTTTGAACGTCGTCGCGCTGGTAGTGCCGCTGGTCATCGTGAACTGGATTGGAATGATTACGAAATATCCAGACGAACCCGTGCTAACCGCAGCGGCGGCCAAGGCACTTGCTGTGCTGTCTTGAAATAGCGCGGCGCACAATGAGCCGGCTCCCGTACCTAGATTTACTTGAACAGAGATGACGAGAGTGCTGGTCGCACTCTTCGGCGTGATCGCCAACGACATAAATTGGTCGCCCTCGGTGTTTTGCGGGACGGTGTTATCGGATGGGATAACACCTGTTCCTGTCGCCACCGCGCCCGTTTTATAGTTCACTACCTGCAACACCGTTCCCGTCGATACCGTCGAGCGAAGCGTCCCCGTCTCGGCGGGAATCGTGATCGTGTTCGACCCGGCGACCGCAGGTACGACAACCGCGACCTGTCCGCTCGTGTCGCCCTTGAGATTGATTGTGCTCATACGACTGCCCAACTGCTTCCGGCGGAAACGGTAACGGTGATGCCGCCATTGACCGTCACCGGGCCCGCCGACATGGCGTTGTACCCAACGGCGATGGTGTAGTCGGCGGCGACGGTCTGGCTATTGACGAACATGGCGTTCGATGCGGTGACGGACGCGCCCGTGACGACACCAGAGGCCGTGAGGTTGGTGGCGAGCGCCGTCCCCGTAAACGTCGGGCTCGCGCTCAGCACCATGGAGCCGGTGCCGGTGACGCTGTTGGAGAGGGTCACGCCGCCGTAGGTGAGGGCTCCTGTGACAGTAATTGCGCCCGCATCTGTTACGCTTAGAATAGCCGCGCTATATGCGTTGTTGAGAATTTGTAAGACGCCGCTAGTCACGCGAATTGTCTTGGCTGGCGTAGTTGCGCCGTCGCCTGTCAATCGTAAATTGACGCCATTGATTCCGGTATTGGTTAGGACAAGTGATCCAGTACTGGCGCTGTTTTGCACCATACTCACATCGCCGCTGAAGTTGGCCGCCGCCGCAGTCAGCGTACCCGTCAGCGTCGGGCTCGCGCTCAGCACCACCGATCCCGTGCCCGTGGAAGACGTAACGCCAGTACCGCCGTTGGCTACGGCCAGTGTACCGGCGAGGGTGATAGCCCCGGTCGTGACGCCTGACGGCGTGAGGCCCGTCGTGCCCGCCGAGAAGCTCGTCACGCCGCCCGTGCTGGTCGCCCAAGTCGGGACGCCGCCCGCGACGGTCAGCACTTGACCTGTCGAGCCGATAGGCAGCTTGGACACCGTATTAAGCGCACTGGCGTAGAGCGTGTCGCCGGTCGCATAAGTAGACTGCGCCGTGCCGCCGTTGGCTGCGGGCAAAGTACCCGTCACGCCAGTGGTAAGGGGCAGGCCGGTGGCGTTCGTCAGCACTGCTGCCGATGGCGTGCCGAGGTTGGGCGTCACCAGTACTGGACTGTTCGACAAGACGACCGCGACCGTGCCCGTCGAAGACGTGACGCCCGTGCCGCCGTTGGCTACGGCCAGTGTACCGGAGAGGGTGATAGCCCCGGTCGTGACGCCTGACGGCGTGAGGCCGGTCGTACCGGCGGAAAAGCTCGTCACGCCGCCCGTGCTGGCGGCCCAAGTCGGAAGCCCCGCCGACAAAGTCAGGACGTAGCCGTTGGTGCCCGCCGTCAGCTTCGACAGTGTATTGAGAGCCGATGCGTAAACAATGTCTCCAGCGGCGTAGGTCGAAAAGCCCGTGCCGCCGTTGGCCGATGCCAGCGTGCCGGCCAGCGTAATTGCGCCCGCCGTCCCGGTGCTGGGCGTGAAGCCGGTCGTGCCAGCACTGAAAGTCGAGACGCCAGTGCCTGCGGGCGTGCCCCATATGCCGTCGCCGCGCCAGAACGTGGCGGCGGACGCAGACGTTCCGCTGTTCAAGTTCGTGACGGGCAGATTACCCGTCACGCCCGTAGTGAGCGGAAGACCCGTCGCGTTGGTCAGGACGCCAGACGCAGGCGTACCCAGAGCCGGTGTCACCAGCGTCGGGCTGGTGGACAGCACCGTGTTGCCGCTGCCGGTGCTGGTCGTTACGCCCGTGCCGCCATGCGCCACCGGCAGCGTGCCGGTAATGTTGGCCGCAGGCATGGCCGTCTGGGCAAGCGTCGTGATCTGAGCAGTGGTCGCCTTAACCGTTGTGCCGCCCTGGACGATTGGCAGCGCCTCCGTGCCATCAAGCGCAGCAGCCGACGTAAGATCCGTAATCTTGATGCCGTGGCTCATCTGCCGCTTCCTAGCTTGAGGTCCACGTCGCCGCGCTATTACTCTGCGACGACCATGTCGTGAGTGTGAAATCCACGATCAAAGCCAGGTCGTCTTCAGTGTGCAGCACGAGGTCGCTTTCCGTCGTCAAAGAGAACGCCGTGGGCGGCAGGGAATCCCATCCGCCAGTTGAGGTAAGCGGAGTCCACGTCGTTGGCATCAGAACGCACGCCGACGTGCCGTAAGCTGAATTGTCGAGCGCATGGCGCGCTCGCTCTCAAGATTCATCGCGTCCATCACCTGCTGACGTGCCGCCGCCCAAAGCTGCACCCGGTCGTCGTCCTTGAGGTACGGGGACGCCTCAAGCAGCGCGCTGTACAAGTAAAGGTCGGGCGACTTGGTCAGCAGCCAGTTGGTCGTGTTGCTGTCGGACAGCGCGGGAATCTTGGCGTAGTAAACCATCCGCAAATCAAGGTCGCTGCCAGGTGCGGG